GCGGGACCTCGATGTGGATGTCAATGCGGTCGAGCAGCGGGCCGCTGACGCGCGCCATGTAGCTACGAATCTGCCCAACCGTGCAGCGGCACTCCCTTGTCGCGTCGCCCAGGTTCCCGCAAGGGCAAGGATTCATGCTCGTGGCCATCAAGACCTCTGCTGGGAACTTCACGCTCATGAGCGCACGCGAGACCGTGATGCTGCCGCTCTCGATGGGCTGGCGGAGGGTCTCAAGCGTCGCGCGGTTGAACTCGGGCAACTCGTCGAGGAACAGGACGCCCTTGTGTGCGAGGCTCAGCTCCCCGGGCCTCGGATATGAGCCGCCGCCCACCAACGCGGGCGTGCTCGCCGTGTGGTGCGGGTCGCGGAAGGGACGTGTGGCGACGAGCGCCTGGCCCGCGGGCAACTCCCCAGCCACGCTGTGTATCTTCGTGACCTCAAGGGCCTCCTCGACCGTCAGGGGCGGAAGGATGGTGGGCAGGCGCTTCGCCAGCATCGTCTTGCCGCTGCCCGGCGGGCCGATCATCAGGACGTTGTGGTGTCCCGCAGCGGCGACGGTGAGCGCCCGCTTAGCGTGCTCCTGGCCCTTGACGTCCGCGAAATCCACCTCGTAGCGGGCGGTCTGCGCGAGCACCGAGGCGATGTCAACCTGCTTCGGCTCAAGGGAGAGGCGCTCCGTCACCAGACCGAGGGCATCGTCCAGGGTCCTGACGGGATAGACTTTGAGGCCATCCACTACTGCGGCCTCAGCAGCGTTGGCCTCAGGGACGATGAAGCCGCCGACCGCGGCATCGCGCGCGGCGAGGGCCATGGGCAGGACGCCCTTGACGGGCCGCACAGTGCCATCAAGGGCCAGTTCGCCCACCATTGCGAAGTCGGCGAGGTGCGTCGCCTCAATCTGCTCGTCGGCGGCGAGGAGGCCGACGGCGATGGGGAGGTCGTAGGCTGGGCCTTCCTTGCGGGTGTCGGCGGGGGCGAGGTTGATGGTGATGTGGCCGCGGGGCCAGCGATACTGACGATTGCCGATGGCCGCCTGGACCCGCTCGGCGGATTCCTTGACTGCGGCGTCGGGCAGGCCCACGATGGCCAGGTAGCGGAGCCCGCGGACGACGTTGCACTCGACCTCGATGGGATATGCCTCGATGCCCAGCACGCCCAACGAGGCGACCTTGGCAAGCATGCTCAGTCCTCGTCCAGTGTGCGAGGGGGATGATACAGGAGCATCGGGTGCCGTGTCAAGGGAGCCGGGCCGGCGCATGGCGAGCAGAAGGCCCGAAGGACCGGGTGTGGAGGCGGCGAAGGGCGCCTTCGGCGGGTAGAGATGCCCCTATGCCCGCCTGGCCTGCTGCTGGGCGATGGCAGCCTCGATCTCTTCGATGGTCAGCCGCCGGGGTCGGGTCCGGCCGTTTTCCCAATTGCTGATGCACTGGACGTGGACGCCGAGGAGTCTAGCCACATCTCGCTGCTCCAGGGCGGCCTCCAGGCGTGCCTTCTTCAGCCGTCCGCCGAGAGTGGTGGTGTCAATTGCTGGCAGGACGGACAGGGTGAAGCGCATTGTGGTCTGGTTGCCGAGGTCGGCCAGGACAAGCTCGACGGATCGGCCGTTGACGACCACCTCCCTGATGACCGCCCTGAGGAACTCCCGCGTTCCCGCGCCTCCGGGCGACTCGCAGCCCACCGCGGGCCGCTGGCCGCAGGCTTCTGTCGGCCCCGCCGCGCGGCTTGCGGCCAGTTGAGCCTGGACCTCTTCCCGTTCCCCCGCGAGCCTGCTCATGCGCTCGCTGAAGGCTGCCTTGTCGAGCTCCCCCGTCTCGTAGAGCTCGAAGACGCGGGCGATGCGGTATTTGAGGCGGTCGAGGGCATTCTGGAGCCTTCGGCGTTCGTCCTGGGCGGTGTCGGTGGGTTCTTCTGCCTGCTGTGCTGAGCTCGGCGGGACGGAGTGTGCTGCCACTTCAGCGAGTTTTTCGAGGACGGTCTCCTCGAGCCAGTCCGCCCGCACGTTCCTGGCGTTACAGAAGCCCGTCCCCAGGTGTGTCTTGCCATTGCACTCATAGTAGCGCAACACCCTGTCCCTGCGTTGCTCGCGCGAGGCGTACATTGGACTCCTGCACTTGCCGCAGCGCACGAGTCCCGTGAGGAGCCACGGCCCGCCTGCGGGAGTGCGTTTTGCGGGCTTTTTGGCGTCGGCGATTGCCTGGACCGCCTGGAAGGTCTCGGGGCTGACCATCGGCTCGCGCATGCCGGGGACCACGATCCAGTGCTCCTTGGGCTTCAGGCGCGTATCGCCCTTGGCGTGGCGGCCGTAGACATTGGCGCCGGTGTAGAGGGGGTTGATGAGGATGCCCCCGACGACCCTGGAGTTCCAGGGGTTGCCCTTGCGGGTTCGGAGGCCATCCTCATTGAGACGAATGGCGACAGCCCTGAAGCTCTTTGTTTGGAGGTAGAGCTGGAACATGCGCCGCACGAGCGCGGCTTCCTCCGGCACCTCGACGAGTTGGCCGTCGGCCTTCCGGTAGCCGAAGGGCGTGGGGCCGCACGACCAGTCGCCCCTGTGGAGCAGTTGGAGGTGGGCATCCTTGATCCGCTCGACCAGCATCTCGCGCTCGAACTGGGCGAAGCTGCCGAGGATGTGTAGCGTCAGGAGACCCGCGGGGTCGGAGGTGTCGAACTGCTGGCTGACGGCGGCGAACTCCACCCCGTGTTCGCGGAACGTGTCGATCAGACGGAGGAGGTCCGGCACGCTCCGTGAGATGCGGTCCACCGCCCATACGAGCACGACGTCGAAGCAGCGACGGCGGGCGTCGTCGAGGAGCCGCTGAAGCTCGGGGCGGTTCGTGTCCTTGCCCGAGAGGCCGGCGTCAGCGTAGATGTCGGCGACAGTATACCCGCGGGCCTTCGCATGCCGCAGGAGTTGGGATTCCTGGGTTGCCAGGCTGTTGCCAGCGGCCTGCTGCTCGGTGGAGACGCGGAGGTAGAGCGCGCAACGGGTGGTTGATGCCTTCGTCATGGTGATGCGGCCTTGGGCTTGCGACCATTGCCGTTGGCGATGAGGGCAAGGCCTGTCCTTTGCTCTATGCGTTCCTTGGACCTGGGTGCTGGTTCGACGCGTCCGAGTTCCCACTGGCAGAGCGTGTACTGCCTGACCCCCAGGAGCGCGGCGAGGCGTTTCTGAGTGAGGTGGTGGGCTTGGCGGTACTGGACCAACTGCTCGCCGAGTGTCTGGGGCGTCACAGCGGGGTCCAGGTCGAACTCGCGGCAGTGATCCAGCGGGAGCTCGTGTCCCCGCAGGCCGGCCAGGAGATTGAAGTCCACCTGGACCTTGCCGTCGGGCTGCACGGTGATCTCGCTGACCACGGCCTGGAGCAGGCGGCGCTGGTCTGCCTGGGAGAGGCTTGGGAAAGTCGCCTGAAGCTCCCGGAACTGAGCGACAAGCGCATCGGGGTCGAGGTCGTCGAGCGAGCTTTCTGGGATGGCAATCTCAAGCTCGGCAAGCTCCTGGGCGACGGCGAGGCGCTCGCGCTCAAGGTGGGCGCGTCGCTCACGGAACGTGTCGAGCTCGATGATGCCCTCCTCGTAGAGCTCGAGGAGCCGGCGCTCGCGCTCCTGGAAGCGTGCGTAGCTGGCCTCGAGGTCTTCGTGCCGCTGTACCCTGGGGGCAAGCTCCGCGGCGGCCCGCTCCTTGTAGTCCTTCAGTTCCTGGCAGAGGGTATCAGGGTCGAAGCCGATGATGTGCCGCACGACGGCCTGCTCGAGGTCGTGCCTGCGGCAGCTGAGCCCCTCGCAGATTGCCTTGCCCTTGGCTGCGCGCGTGCGGCAGCGGTAGTAGCTGCACACGGAGCCGTCGCGCTTGTCGCGGTGTGTTGAGCCGGCCATGCGGCCGCCGCAGCGCCCGCAGCGGACCATGCCCGCGAGGAGGTAGATCGAGCGTTCGCACCAGGAGTGGCGCCGTCGCCGGTCGTTTAGTTCCGCCTGGATTTCGTCAAAGTCTCTCCGGTCAACCAGCGCCTCGCACGCGCCCTCGACGACAACCCAGTCGTCTGGGTCCTGAGGCACGATGCGATTGCCCTGCATGGCCCGCTTCGCGTAGCACAGCGCGCCGACGTAGGTGGGGCTTGTCAGGATGCGTCGAATCGACGTCGGCGCCCAGGGCCTCCCGTCGCGTGTGCGATGGCCTGCAGCGTTGATCGTCACCACAGTGCGGTGCAGGGCCCTGTGGCGCAGGAACTCGGCGAAGATCGCCTTTACCGTGCGTGCCTCAGCCGGCTCGACCTCGAGGCACTTGGTCTGCCCGTTGCGGCGATAGCCGAATGGCTCGATGCCGCCGCTCCATTTCCCCGACTTGGCGCGCTGGCGCATGTTCTCGCGGACGCGCTGGCCGATCATGTCGCGCTCGAACTGGGCGAAGCTGCCGAGGACGTTGAGGATCAGCATGCCCATGGGGGTCGAGGTGTCGAATGACTGGGAGGCGGAGACGAAGTCCACGCCCCAGCTCTTCAGGTCGGCGATCAGCTTCAGGAGGTCCATCAGGTTACGGGAGATGCGGTCGACCTTGGCGACGAGGACGACGTCGAGCTTTCCCTCGGCGGCCCACTTGAGCATCTGCTGGAGTGCTGGGCGCCTGGTGTCCTTGGCCGAAAGCCCGGCGTCCGTGAACACGTTGGCCACGGCCCAGCCGTGCATCTGGGCATAGGAAGTGAGCTGGGATTCCTGGGTTGAGAGCGAGTTGCGGTCCACCTGCATCTCGGTCGAGACGCGGGTGTAGATGCCGCAGCGCTTGGGTGCCCCGGCGGGCTGGGCCGGCCGGTGGTTCTGTCTTGCTCGTTGTGTCGGGGCCGAGGGCATCGGTGGTGTGCGTCCTTTCAGGGGACACATAGAGGCATAGGCTCGCCGGGTTATCAAGGGCTTTCTTGCGGAAAAAGCAACGGGCATGCCACGCCGGCCATCGACTCAGGCAGGGCTGCCGCAAGCCACGCTCGCCGTTGACTTTGCGGCGACAAAGAGAGAATCCTCCTCCCTCCGGCGCCTCTTCCAGTAACGCACGACACCACCACCACAAACCACTACCTCGTCAAGACTTCGGGCGAAAAGTTTCGAAAACAGAACTTTCGGCCGAAAACCGCCCCGAAGGAGTCTCGAAAACGGTACTTTCGAGCCGTACGCCGCGATTTTGGCCTCGCAAGGCATTGCCGTGTCAGCGCTTACGCCGAAAGTCATGAAATCATGACTCTCGCCCCCTGCGCGCCGCCGCAGCGCCCTTCCCACGGCACTTTTTTTCAACTCCCCAAGTGACTGCCCCGCGTTAGGTTGCGGCTGCGCGGGCCGTCGCGCCATGGCCTGCGCGGGGCCGATTGGCACGCCGCTTGAGATAGGCGAGTGCCAGACCCGAGCCAATGGAGCAAGCCGTGGCGGTGACCCGGATACGCAAAGTCCTCGTTCGGTTCGTCAGTATCCCGCCCGAGGAGGCCGAGCGTCGGCGGCGCACCCTCCTCGAGCTCCAGGTGCGGAGCATCCTGAACGCACACCGCGCGGCGTATGGCGAGGCGGCAGACGCGGACACACCAGGCGACAGAGCACAGGAGGAACACCCATGAGGCTCTATGAACTCAGCCAGAGGTACCAAAAGGTCCTCGACCTCATCGAGGGTGCCGACGAGGACTTCAACGAGGAGCAGTGGAGCATCCTCATCGGGATCGAGGACTCGTTCCGCGAGAAGGTCGAGGGCGTCGCCAAGTTCGCCAAGTCGCTCGAGGCGGACATCGAGGCCATCAAGGCGGAGAGGCAGCGTCTCGGGGATCGCCAGGGGATGCTCACACGCAAGGTCGAGTGGCTCAAGGCCTATCTCGCCCACGCGCTCCGTTCCACCGGCACCGACAGGGTCAAGGGCCAGCTTCTCACCGTCGCGCTGCGCACGGCGCCAGTGTCGTGCGAGGTGGTGGACGTGGAAGCCGTGCCGGCTGGGTACAAGCGCGAGGTCGTCGAGGTCAAGGTGGACCGCAACGCCATCAACGCCCACTTCAAGACCACGGGCGAGGTCGTGCCCGGCGTCCAGATGGTCACCGACAAGCAGTACGTGCAGATCCGATGAAGCTCGCAACCGGCGACGTCGAGCAAGGCTTCCCGACCGCCCTCGACGTCCTGAAGGACATCTTTCGGGAACTGGAAGGAGACGAAGGCATGGCCGTGTCCGTTGTGAAGGCGAGCGAGCTGCGGAGCGACGGGAAGAGCCTTCTGATCTACGGCGATTCGGGGATCGGCAAGACCCACGCCTGCAGCACGCTCCCCGTCGGCATGACCCTCATCATCGACATCGACTCCGGCTCGGAGACCTTGTCGGGGACCGAGCACCACATCGTCCGCCCCGAGACGTTCGGCGACTTCAGGGAGATCTACGAGGGCCTCCGCGACGGGACGCTCAAGTACCGCTTCGTCGCCCTCGACTCGCTGACGGAGCTGGAGAAGTCGCTCCAGATGGTGCGCAAGCACGCGAAGGGCAAAGAGTTCATCTCGATGAAGGAGTACGGCGAGACCTCGGAGCTGATGCGGGAGTATGTCCGCAAGTTCCGCGACCTCCGCGCCCAGGGCATCTCGGTCATCTTCACCGCCTTGGAGATGCCGATGGACATCCAGGCGAGTGAGTCCGAGACGCAGACCAAGGCCGTGCCGATGCTCTCGAAGAAGTTCGCCCTCGAGGCCTGCGGCTTGGTCGACATGGTCGCGCGCATGGTCATCAACCCCAACAGCGGCGAGCGCGAGCTCCACTTCGCCGGCGGTCGCGAGTTCGTGGCGAAGACCCGCGTCCACTGCGTGCGGGCAGTGGAGCCCCCGGACCTCACCGACCTCTACCGCCGCATCTTCGGGATCAAGCCTGCTGCGGAGGCGCCGCAGGAGGAGAAGCAGCCCCCGGCCGCCGAGCCGGCCAAGCCTGTGAAGCCGGGCAGGAAGGCTTCGGAGAACGGGAACGCCTGACCCACAGGAAGGAGACTGAGCGATGGGCGACAAGGACATCCTCAAGCGCCTGAAGGAACTCGACGAGGAGTGGCAGGGGACCGAGCCTGCCGCGGAGGGCAGCTTCGAGCCGCTGCCCGAGGGGGACTACGAGTGCATGGTGATCGACGCCGAGATCGTCAAGAGCCAGAACGACAACGTCGGCCTGAACGTCCAGTTCGAGGTCGTGAAGGGCGACCACGAGGGGCGGCACGTCTGGCACAGCCTCTGGCTGACCCAGAAGAACATCCCCTACGTCAAGCGCGACCTGGCGATCCTCGGCTACGAGGCGAAGACCGCCTCCGACCTGACGAAGGCAAAGCCCCACCTGATGAACAAGAAGGCCATCCTGCGGGTCGGCCAGGAGGAGTATGAGGGCCGGACGCGCAACCGCGTGAAGTGGTTCGCCCGCGTCGAGGAGGCCGAGGCTGCCCAGCAGGAGGCGAAGGACGACGACTTCAAGTTCTGAGCCCAGGCGGCTGCGGCGATGACGCCCGCCCGACGCAGGAGAAGCCACGTGGCCCGTGAGCGCAAGCCCAGGTTCGGTCCCTCGCTGATCGCGGTCGACACCCGCGAGTCGCTCCCCCTGGGCTTCCTCGGGTCGAGAAGGGTGACGCTTGCCACTGGCGACTACAGCATCCTGGGCATGGAGTCCCTCGTCGCCATCGAGCGGAAGACCCTCGGCGACTTCTACACCTGCGTCGGGCGGGAGCGGAAGCGGTTCGAGCGGGAGCTGGAACGCCTGGCGGCGATGCAGTACGGCGCCGTCGTCATTGAGGCAACGCTGACGGACATCCTCCACGGCGCCGAGTTCTCGCGGGTGCATCCGATGTCGGCCGTCGGCTCGGTCCTCGCCTGGTCGGTGAAGTACCGGCTCCCCATCTTCTTCGCCGAGGACCGGCGGAAGTGCCGTTCGATGGTCTACCACCTCCTCCGCAAGTTCTGGGACTATCACCACGAGGAAGCCCATGGCAGCAACGATTGAACCCGTGGCCGCGGCAGCGCCGGACGTGCTCAGCCACTTCCCATACTCAAGCTACCGCCCACACCAGAAGGAGACGATCCTCCGGATCGTGGACGCCTTCGAGCGTGGCAAACGCTTCGTCATCATCGAGGTGCCGACGGGCGGCGGGAAGTCGGGCGTCGCTTGGACCGTGGCGAACCACATCGGGCAGTCGTACTTCGTCACAGCGGCGAAGGTACTTCAGGACCAGTACATCCGCGACTTCGGCGACGTGCTCGTGGACCTCAAAGGCCGCAACGAGTACGAGTGCTGGCTCCTCACCAAGGACCGCAAGCCTAGCGAGGAGCTGGTGTTCGCGGACCGCGGCCTCTGCAAGCAGATGGGCGAGTCCAAGCTGCCCGACTGCTTCGACGAGGAGGCCCGCGACGCGGGCGATGGCCTGGACTGGATTCTCTGCCCCTACTTCCGGCGGCTGCGGGAGGCCCAGGACGCGGCGCACACGCTGTTCAACTTCTCCAGCTTCCTCTTCCAGGCCAACTACGCCAAGCAGTTCGGCAAGCGGCGGCTCATGGTGATCGACGAGGCCCACAACATCGAGGGTCAACTGATGAGCTTCGTCGAGATCGCCCTCTCCGACCGCGACTTCCGCGACCAGGGCATCAAGTTCCCCGCCTACGAGACGCCCGATGAGTACCGCCGCTACTTCGACGATATCGGCCTGGCGGAGAGGGTCAAGGCCAAGATCGCCTCGGCCAAGCGCGCCGGCAACCACGACATCGTCGAGAAGTGGGAAAAGGTCAGGGTCCGCCTCGAGGCCTTCGTCGAGGAGATGAAGCGGACCGAGTTCGTCGCCGAGTGGAAGGAGCACGAGGAACGCGGCGGCTACCGCACCGTCACCCTCAAGCCCCTCTACGTCCGCGACTACGCCAACGACCTTCTCTTCAGCTACGGCGACCGCGTGCTGCTGATGTCGGCGACCATCCCGAGTCACCAGGTCTTCTGCGACAACCTGGGCATCCCGCTCCAGGACGTCGAGTACATCCGCGTCCCGAACACATTCCCCCTGGGGAACCGCCCCATCCGCCTTCGCTACGTCGGGAGCATGTCCTTCAGGAACCGGCGGGAGACGCTCCCCCTGCTGGTGCAGAAGATCGAGAAGGCCCTCGACCTCCACGCCTCCGACCGCGGCATCATCCATACCCATTCCTTCGGGATCACGCACTTCATCCGCGACAACATCGCGCGGCGGCACCGCGGCCGGCTCCTGTTCCAGGAGGACTTCCCCGACAAGGACGCCTTGCTCGCCGAGCACGGCCGCCGCGAGGCGTCGGTCATCGCGGCACCCGCGATGCACGAGGGCCTCGACCTGAAGGACGACCTGTCGCGCTTCCAGATCATCTGCAAGGTGCCGTATCCCGACGCCAACGGCGACAAGCAGCTCAAGCTCCGCACTAAGGCCAACTGGCACTACTACCTCTGGCTCACCGCGCTGAAGCTCGTCCAGAGCTACGGGCGATCGGTGCGGTCCGAGACCGACTACGCCCAGACCTACATCCTGGATTCGGACTTCGACAAGTTCGTGAAGATGGCCCGCAAGATGCTGCCCGCCTGGTTCCTGGGCGCCGTCTTGTGGTCGTGACACCGAAGGAGAACCCGATGAGTCGCCAGATCACCATCTGGACGCTGCCCGGCTGTGGCAAGTGCGAGGCGGTCAAGAAGCACTTCGCGGGCGAGGCCGTGGAGGAGCGCTCGCTTCAGGCGGCCCGCAAGGGCGATGACCCCGACGCCATTGACGTGATGGCCCAGCTCGCGTTCCAGGACGACCAGGTGCCCGTCATCCGCATTGACGGCAGGTTCGTGTCGCCGATGGAGCTGGCCCAGACGCGCTGACCGCTGGGCCACAGGGATGTTGCACACCACCCCAAGCAGGAGAACGGCTTCATGTCGAACCCCGACTTCCGCGTTTCCGAGGTGAAGATCCGCTTCGCCAACGTCCCACGCGACGGCCTCATCGGCTGGGCGTCGTGCGTGGTCAACGGCGGCCTCCGCCTGAACAACATCGCCATCTTCCGCGACGACGATGGAACCTATCGCACCGAGTACCCCGCCACGAAGGGCGCGAACGACCGGCTCTACTTTCACTTCTGCCCCATCAACCGCGAGACGAGGGCGCTCATCGACGACGCGGTCCTGGCACATATCCGCAAGTGACCTCTCCCGGGGGCTGGGACCGCGATGAACCCGAAGAGCATCAAGGACTACTACGCACAGGTCACCGCCATAGACATCGGCGAGGTCGCGCGCCGGCTGCTCGAAGACCGGCTGACGGCGGAGCACGGGCACACCCTCCGCTTCGACTGTCCCCACCACGCGAGCCAGTCGAAGGCCTCGCTCATCGTGGACACCGGGCGGCAGGCCTTCTGGTGCAAGGGCTGCGGCGTCGGCGGCGACGTCCTCCAGCTCGTCGAGTTCGTCCAGTCCGGCAAGGTCACAAGCCATCACAAGGGACCGATGCCGGAGAGCCATCGCCAGGCCCGCGACTACCTGGCTTCGCTCCAGGCGTTGCCTCCGCTCGCCGAGTTTGGCCTGTCGCCCGAGGACCAGCAGAAGGTCGAGGCCCGCCGCCAGGAGGCGGACCTGGTCTTCGCCGTCCTCACCGACGCCGCGGAGTTCTACCACCAGAGGCTCCTGGCGAATGCGGATGCCCTGAAGTGGCTCGGCGAACACTACGCGATCAGCCGGGGCACCATCGAGCGCCTGAAGATCGGCTTCGCCGACAACACGGGCCTCGTGGACGCCTACCTCGTCGGGCAGAAGGGCCACGGCCGCGAGGTCGTAGACCGCTCGGGCCTCTATGTCCAAGGCAAGGACGGCCAGTTCTACCCCTTCTTCCGCAAGCGCATCGTGTTCCCCTACTGGAAGCATGGCCGCGTCGTCTACCTCATCGGCCGCAAGACACCCTGGACGCCGGACAAGGACCACGAGCGGGCGAAGTACAAGAAGCTCGCCGTCCGCTCGCCGAACAGGCCCTACATCTCCGAGGTGATCCAGAACAACGTCTTCTATGGCGAGGACTGCCTGGCCACGGCGCGGGGCGAGGTCGTCATCACCGAGGGTGTGACCGACTGCATCGCCCTGGCCGAGCGCGGCATTCCGTGCATCTCCCCCGCGACCGTCGCCTTCCGAGACGAAGACCACGACAAGTTGCTGTCCCTCGTCCGCCACGTCAAGCGGGTCTACATCTGCCAGGACAACGAGGTCAGCGGCGTCGGCCTGGCCGGCGCCCTCAAGACGGCCCGGTTCCTCGGCCGCGCCGGCGTGGACGTTCGCCTCGTGGAGCTTCCCCTGGGCGAGAAGCAAAAGGCCGCCCGCGAAGCCCTTGCCGCGAAGGGCATCCGCCAGGATGCCACGCCCGAGGACATCAACAAGGCGAAGGCTCCCCTCGACGAGGCCGGCAAGGCCGAGGTGGACCGCCTCCTCGCCGACGCCAAGATTGACCTCAACGAATACCTGCTGACGGCCTCGACCGACGACTTCCGCAGGCTGATGACCGAGGCCTTACCCCCAGTCAACTGGCAGATCAAGCGCCTCGACCCCAACCCGCCAAGCGACGCGGCGCGCCTGGAGCATCTCAAGCCAGTGCTCCAGGCCGCGGCCGAACTCGACCCCTTCGGCAGGGAGGAGTGCATCGCCCTGGTTCAGCAGCACTACGGCAACCCGCGAAGTCTTTCCAAAACCCTTCTGCGGGAGCAGCTCCGGAAGTACGAGGCGGACCTCAAGGCGGAATGCCGGCGCCCCTCGCACCGCCAGGGCGCTTCCGAGGAGGACTTCCAGGTCGGCGGCCACTGGTTCCGTGTCCGCGGCGACCACATCGTCTGGGTCCGCAAGGACACGGACTATGACGGCCGCGTGCGCGAGGAGGAGGTGCCCGTCACCAACTTCCGCATCACCATCGAGCGCGCCTGCCGCATCGAGCACGGAGGCCGCCGCCCCGACCTCGAGATGCACTGCCTCGTCCACACGGAGGGTGGCCAGACGTATCCCCTCGTCATCGCCGGGCGGGAGTTCCAGGCCAACAACAGGCTCATCGAGGCCCTCGGTGCGGCAGCTGGCGGCAAGCTCGACTTCGAGAGCAACCACGTGGAGGTGGTTCGCCGGGCCGCCGTGTGGAAGGCGGACTTCCCCACGATCACCGAGGTGCGCTGCTTCGGGCCTCACCCGAAGTTCGGCTACGTCAGCCCCTCGGTCGTCGTCAGGGACGGAGAACTCCACGCGACCGACACCCTGGGGTTCGTCTGCAACCTCGCGGCGATTGGCGAGGACTCCGCCAGGCTCCTCGACCTGAGCATCATAGACGACGAGACCTTCCAGCGGACCGCACGCCACATCCTCGACGAGCTCTTCCACTTCACGTCGCCCTATATCTCCTGCATGCTCCTCGGCCACACCTTCCTCGCCCCGGTCTTCCATCGCCTCCTCAAGCGCTACAACCCATTCGTCCTCTTCTGCCGCGGCCTGACAGGCAAGGGCAAGACCTCCGCAGCACACCTCTACCAGAACTTCTTCGGCCACTTCCCCAACAAGTCCGACCTCGCGGCCTGGAACTCGACGCCCAACCAGATCGAGAAGGCGGGCTTCTACTTCAACGGCGCACTCTACGTGGCCGACGACTTCAAGAAGGCCAACCTCGGCCGCGGCTGGAGCGCCGCCATGCGGGTCCTCCAGGGTTACGCCGACGGCAACGCACGCCGGCGGCTCAATCGCAACGCCCAGTTCATGCCAAACGAGTTCATCCGCGGGATGCTCGTCTGCACGGGCGAGGACCTCCCCGAAGGCGAGGCCGCCAACCTGGCCCGTATGGTGATCCTCGACTTCGACGGGGAGGACTACACGCCCCACAAGCGCACCATCTACCGCCGCTGCCTCCAGATGTGCCAGCACTACCGGGGCGTCATGGCCCGCTACGTCGCCTGGACCCAGCGGCTGCGGGACGACGACGTCCTCGACCTCGTCACCCGCCACTACGACGACCTCGACAACCACATAGGCACCGTAGCCATCGAGAACCGCCCGAGGATCATCCAGAACTTCGCCCTCTCGATGGCCGGCCTGCACCTCGGCCTGAACTTCCTCGAGGACAGCGGCGTCACCGGCGAAGCCTTCGTTGCCAGCTTGCTGCTTCAGCACCGCGACCGCCTCCGCCTGGCGGTGCACGAGATGAGCAGCACCGTCCGCCAGGAGAAGGCGAGCGAGGTTTTCCTTGCCACGCTGCGGTCGCTGATCGCCTCCCAGGAGGTGGCCCTGGTCAAGGTCCTGCCCACGGCGGCGAAGGAGGCGACGTTTGAGTTCGCCGAGACCCCGCCCCACGCCACGATTGTCGGCTACGTGGACGACAGGTTCGTCTACATCGAGAAGGGCACAGCGCTCAAGAAGGCCAAAGAGGCCCGCCAGCGCGAGGGCTCGCCACTTGAGTTCTCGGCCAGCGCCATCACCCGCCAACTCCTGGCTGACCAGGCCATCGAGGTTGACGAAGCCAACCGCTCAGGGTCGCCAGGCGTCTGGCAGATCTATGTCCGGACCTCGCCCCAGGCGATTCGGCCGCGGGTCTACAAGTTCAAGAGAGAGGTCTTCGAGCAATGAACCCCCTGAAGCCGGCAACTCAGGCCAAGATCCCGGCTTCCCGGCTACGATCCCGGCTACGATCCCGGCTATTCGTAAGTCCCTCACATGGCAAACCTTTATGTCTGTCATGTACTCTCATAGCCGGGAAGCCGGGATCTTTACGTCGTTTTCTCTATACGCGCGAGGTCCCGAAAAGTGTGTCCACCACCAGACGGCGATCCCTTTTTCCGCGGGAGCTCCATACGGGGCCCCATGCGCGCAAAAATCCCGGCTTCCCGGCTATGGCGTCCCAAGATCAAGGAGACACAATACTTGCAATAGCCGGGATGCCCCAAAAGATCCCGGCTAATAGCCGGGATTTCCCGGCTAAGAAGGCAGTTTCCCGGCTAACCCGACCCAGTTGCCCCCTCGATCTGGAGGTCGCAGATGCACCAGGACAGGTGGTCACGAGTGTCGCGGCAGGCGCTTGTGCGAGCGCGCCGCGAGTTCTTCGCTGCCTTGCGAGTCGCAATGGCACGCCCTGTCGTGCTTGTCCACCGCGCTACGGTCCCATGCTGGTTGGACCGCGGCGGACGCCTCAACCACTTGACCATCTACCCGTACCTGGAACCAGACAGGACATCCCCCACAGCACCTCTGGTCACCCGCGTCGCGGTCAACTACTACACGACCGACATCTCCCTGGCTGACGTCGGCCGACTGAGACGCGGCCTCGGTCACAGGCTCAGGGTCAATCACGTCTATGCTGCCGGTCGGCTCGTGGCCGTGCCAGCAATACACCGCGAGACCGACTGGTGCCTGGAACTCAGCACGCTGCCAGAGGAACTTCCCAGTTTCGGCCCGTGGCTGGCGCGTCTCCTGGATGCTCACGACAGCGGTCAGCTGGACGGCATGCCCCAGGCACCTCACCCGAGCCGCGCCAATCACCCACACGTCCTCGCCTGGAGCTACGTGTGGACCGTCACGGCCGAGGAGAGAGCATCGGCCTACTTCAGCTCGAGGAGAGCGAGATGATCAAGGACTACCTCGCCAGGCACGACCAGAACCAGCAGCAGACAGAGACCACAGACACACAGCCCAGAGCCTCGGAGAAGAACACCAGCACGCTGCGCGAGCTTCGGGCCCAGTGGGGCAAGATGCTCACCCGCTGCTACGACCTCTATGCCGAGGGCAAGCGCTGCGTCCACGAGGAGGACCCCCTCAAGCGCCTCGACTGCACCCACTGCGAGCACCGCGAGGCCGAGGGCTTCTGCCGCTCGAACTATCTCCTCAAGAAGCTCGTCGGGCTGATCGCCGAGTACCTTGCGGAGAGGAGGGCCAGCCGAGGCGATGCTCCCGCCCCGCAGGAGCCGGACCCCGGCCCCGCCCCCGACGCCGCCGACTGGCCGCCGCTGACCCAGGCACAGCTCGACGACTTCAAGGCGCACGGCGTCTGCTACGAGGTCGAGACCCCGCTGTGCCGGGAACGTGTCTGGATCGTGCCGCGGCGCACTGGCAAAGCCCGTCTGGAGCTTACTTGCGAGGAAATTTTCTTCATGAGCCAGGCGGCGCGAACCCTCGACGGCGCGCTCGTCGAGATCCGCCGAGAATCCCCATCCAAGCCCCAAGGAGAGGCGAGATGAGCCACACATACGTCAACGCGGCGCGGGTCCTCCCGCCCAAGCTGCTCGACGAGGTGCGGCAGCATTGCGTGGGCCTCGTCTACATCCCGGTGCGCGACGACTTCCACAAGCGGCGCGCGGCTCTTGTCGCCCGGTTGGGCGGTTTGGGCGTGCCTCCGCGGGAGATCGCAGCGCTCTGCGGGGTGACCCGTAGGCGTGTCTATCAGATTCTCAAGGCCCGCGCCGCCACTGTGAAAAGTGGTGAAAAGGTTTCCGTTGACAAGCCACAGTCCTCGTGATAGAAGATGAGAGCGGCGGGAGTTCACGCTCGCCGCCGAGCACTTTGAACGGCTCAAACGCACCTGCCAGCGAACTCTCCCACCTGAAGCATGCAGTGAACTGAAGGCCCCCGAGGCCCGGACCTGGCGAGGCCAGGGCCGAACACGCACCTGCCAGTGAACCTGTGCACCCGTGTTTCGGTCCCGGCCTCTTTGCATGTTCGGAGGAGCCTCAGATGAAGCGGGCCTCGATCATCGCGCTGATCTCCATCCTGTTCCTCTTGGCGGCCGGTTGCGGCACGCCGCTCGATAGGGCGGAGGACGTTTACAGCGTCGAGGAGTCCACTGGCCGCAAGTCCTACCTCATCATCGGGACGGCCTACCTCAAGGGGCAGGCCACTGCGGATCAGATGGCCAAGGCCCGCTCCCTCTACGACGCGTACTTCGAGGCGCAGCGCCGCGCCCACGAGGACCTGACCGCCGCCCGGACCGAGGGCGACACGGCCCTTGATGCTCCCGGCCGGCGCGAGCGTCTCGTCGTGAATGCGGCTGTGGTCACCCGCTGTGCCGTGGAACTCGCCGCCCTGGCGAAGGAGGTGACGAAGTGAAGTTCCCGAAGAACCTCGACGACTGCCCCATCCTGACCGAGGAGCTGATTGGCCGGCTCCTCATCATGCTCATCGCCAAGTTCGTCTTCGCCGGCCCCACCCAACGTCCTCCCCTCAAGCCGCCGGTGCCCCGCGAGGAGCTGGACAGGATGCTCGAGGCCGCCGAGCGCGGCGAGGTCGTCGAGCTGGTGACCCGCGTCGCGGTCAGCGGCGAGACGCTTCGTAACCTTCGAGACGAGCTGGTGTAAAGGGCATTTTCCGCATCCTCCGCGAGCCGCCTGCGGCTTCGCTAAACCGCGTGGACATGAAGCAATGGACAATGACGGACAGTGCACAGCCAGGAGCAAGCGGACGGGCGAACGGTGCAAGCGCGCCCCCACGCCGGGCAAGCGGGTCTGCTACTACCACGGCGGCGCGTCCACCGGGCCGAAGACCCCAGAGGGCAAGGCGCGCTCGTCCTTGAACAACCTCAAGCACGGCATCTTCGCCAAGCGCATCCTCGACGCCGAGGAGCAGGAGCGCTTCGACGCCGTCGTCGAGCGGGTGCGGAAGGACTTCGCACTGAACAGCTCCTCGGACGTTATCGCTGTGGAGGCGATGGGGATGGCCTTCATCCGCTACTGTCGGGCGATGAGGGAGGGGAACGCCGACGCGGCGGAGAAGCTCGACCGCATCGTGCGGAGCCACCTCAAGGACCTCAAGGCGACGAAGATCGCCCGCGAGGGCGGAGCCCCGACGCTGAAGACCACGCCGGCGGAGTGGGCGACGCAGTTGCTCGAGGACGTCAAGGCGGCGGACAAGGCGGCCCGCAAGGCCGGGAAACCTGACCCCGTGGACGACCAGGAGGCGGCCGATGCCGACGGAACGCGAGAAGAACCGCAGATTTGATACGAGCCGCCCCGGGCGGTGGTGCCACAGGTCTGCGGGGTGTTTGGACTTACGCCGCAGCCCCGGCGGGCGCCATCGCCGGAACGTCGCATTTTATCGCAAATGCGACATTCTCCGGGCCGCCCTGTGGGCCGCCGGTCTGCTGCCCGCCTGCTGGGGTGTCGGCCTGGTGCCTGGGGCCGTTGCGGGGGCCGCCTGGCGGGACCTGCCGGGTGTCGTCGCCCACGTTGGCCCAGGGGCCGCCGGTCGGGAGGCGCTGGAGACCTGGGTCGCGCGGGCGCAGAAGGTCGGCCCTTGGCACGCGGGGGGCCGCCCCCGGGCCGCGGTCGAGCCGGCCGGCGATGCCCTGGCCGCGCAGCCGCTGGGGGACGCAACGCGGGCCATTGTGGGCCGCCCCGTGGCCGCCCTCTTGGGCGCGCCGGGGGCCGTTGTAACCGACCATTTCCGGGCGGCTCCGGGGGCCGCTCTGACCGTCGTGAAAAGAGCCGTGCAGGAGCCGGATACCCCATGGACGGCCCTCCCGTTGACCGTCGGTGGGGGGATCGATCCGGAGGCGGTTTTGGGGCCCTCGGCGGACGGGTGCGAAGGCGTGGAAGGGTTTTTTTACAGGAATTTCCACGACCCTGCCCGGCCCATCGCCAAGCTGGCGGGGGTGCAAGGGTGTTCGTCTTCGACGGTAGTGTCTGGTGTGTGTGTGAGGGTGTCGAAGGGGACGCTCGCGGCGGCGGGTCGCCAGGTCCGCGGGGGGGACGGACTTACGGCGAATGCTCTGTGGGGGCGCCTGCCTCTGCCTGTGCTGTGCTTCTCTGAGGTCAGCTCTCTGGGCGGGCGCCCTATGCACTTCCAGCTCCCGCCCTTCATCCTTCCTTTGCGCGAAGAGGCACCGCCCCAGACGGTCGGGCCAGGGGCGGTGCGGTGCGGGCCGGCAGGCTCAGAGGGCTTCGAGGGCCTCCGCCAGGGCTTCACTGGGCTGATGGGTGTAGCGCACGGTCGTCGCGATGTTGCGGTGCCGCAGGGCCTCCTGGACCGTGCGGAGGTTGCCCGTGCGCTCAAGCAGGTGCGTGGCGAACGTGTGGCGCAGGCCGTGGACAGTGACGTGCTTGCCGATGCCGGCCCGCCCGAGCCAGTCCTCCACCAGGACCTCAGCCTGGCGGATGGAGAGCCGCTCGCGGCGGTTCGAGAGGAAGAGGGCCTGGGATTCGGCGAGGACGAGCTTCCGCTTCTTCAGGTAGCCGGCCAGGCGGGCGCGGGTCCTCGCGTTGAGGAAGACCTTGTGGGTCTCGCCGCCCTTGGCCGCCACGGTGACGTGCTTCTCGGCCACGTTCACGTCGGCCAGGTCGAGGCCGAGGGCCTCCGAGACGCGGAGGCCGGTGTTGAGGATGAGGTCGAGGAGGGCAGCGTCCCGCTCGGCCTTGGGGCCGCGGGTCTGGTCAATGGCCTTGACCAGGCGCCGCTTCTCCTGGGTGGTCAGGACGTCTGGGGCGGGCCGGCGGCGGTGCCGCAGGCGGATGGGTGCGGCGGGATTGGCGTCCGCGAGGCCGGCCTCGTGCGCCCAGCGGAAGAAAGCCTTCAGGCTCGTCTTCACCTTGTCGAGCGAGCCGGGCGCCTTGGGCGAGCCGTCAGGCTTCTGCGTGACGGCGGCGCCCGTCAGGAACCGGGCGATGGCGTCGGTCGTGATGGCCTCAAGCTCAGCCTCGGGGCCGAGGGCGGCCGCCAGCAGACCCAAGTCGTGGAGGTAGCTTCCGATGGTGTGGCGTGAGTGGGCGTTGGCTTCGAGCTGGGTGCGGAAGCACTCAATTGCCAGGCTGAGCTTCATCGGTCTCGGCCTCCGGCTGCAGGGTCTCTTGTGGTGCGGCCTGCTGCTTGCGGCGGCGCTTGGGCAGGGCGTCCTGGGGGAAGGCGACGGCGGCGACGTGGCCCTGGGCCTGCGCCCACTCAAGGAGCATCCGCAGGACGCGGACGATCTGGTCAATGGTCGGCTTGGCCCGCTCGGCCCCGTTCGGCTTCTTGAGGAGCGCGTCGCTCTTGAGGAACCGGCCGACGTCGGCGGGCCGGAGCGCCTTGAGGGCCTTGTCCTCGCCGAAGAAGCCGGCGATGGCCTCGAGGGCCTTGCCATAGGTCCTGATGGTGTGTGCGTTCTTCCCGGCCGCCCGCAGGTGCTCCAGGTACTGCGGTGCGGCGTCCTTGAGGGTCAACTGGCTGGGCATCGTGGCCTCCTTTCGCTTGGCTGTGCCCTGGCCTCCGCGGCGGGCCGCCACGGCGGCAGCCCCGCTCTCGCGGCTGTCGTGACACATAGGGGCATCGGATCGCCAGGAAGTCAAGGGAAAGATGGCAGGAGTTCCGAATCTTTCTGAGGAGCCGTGACGTGCCGAGAGTGACCGAGAAGAAGAGGCAGCTCGCGAGGCAACTCCTCGACCCCGTGGCCTGGGGCGAACGATACCTTCGGAATCGCGACGGGTCGCAGCGGAACTACTGGCCGCACCAGGTCGAGGACCTGCGCTGCCCCAAGACGAGCATCATCCATCTGGACGGAAGGGCGGTGGGCAAGACCTGCGCGTTGAGCACGGACGTGCTCCACTTCGCCTTCACCCACCGGGGCGCCCAGGGGTTGATCGCCGCGCCCCACCAGGGCCACCTCGACACGATCATTGAGGAGATCGAGTTCCAGATCGATGCGAACGACGAGCTGGCGGCGAGCGTGGCCGTGGGCGGCCAGGGCCGGCCGAAGATCGTCCGCAAGCCGTACTTCCGCATCGAGTTCACCAACAACACCGTGCTCTACTTCCGCCCGGCGGGAGCGTATGGCGACGCCTTCCGCTCGCTCCACGTCGAGAGGGTCTGGGTGGACGAAGGGGCGTGGCTCTCGGAGAAGGCGTGGCGGGCGCTGAGGCAATGCCTGAAGGCCAAGGGCGTCCTCCGCATCTACTCGACCCCGAACGGCCTGCGCGACACGACCTACTATCGCCTGACGCTCTCGCCCAACTGGAAGGTCTTCCGCTGGCCGAGCTGGCTGAACCCGACCTGGAGCGCGGAACGTGAAGCGGAGCTGGTCGAGTTCTACGGCGGGCGCGAGACGGCCGGCTGGCAGCACGAGGTCGCCGGCGAGCACGGCAAGCCGAGCTACGGGGCGTTCAACGTCGAGTACCTGAACCTCTGCCGCGTCGAGG